ACCAGACCCTGCACCACCGTTTCCACCCGAACCAATAAGCGTGAACCACACGAATGAGCAACCCGTGGGCTTTACCCAAGTGTAATTGTAGTTCGTACCCTGCTCCTGCCCCGTATAGATGTTAACGGTGGCGTTAGTCGGTGTTGGGTAATTGAAAGGATACGACATGTTACCAACTCGCAATCACGGCCATGCCGGGCCCACCGATGTTTCCATTAACGTACGAACCACAACCATAGGCCGTAGTTACGTTAGCAGTAAAATTAGACGGTGCGACGGCATTGATGATTGGGCTCAATTGAAACATACCAGTTCTAGTATTTACAGTATAACCGTAATTGCCAACAGATGGGGAGGCAGCGCCTCCGGGATTAAGAAATGTAGTCGTTTGTGCGGTAGAAGCAGTCGTCACACCCGCAACACCAGCAGTGAAACCGTACATACCGGCGGCAAAATACCCGTTTACCGTTGTGGCGGCAGCACCAGCAGTGCCAGTTGAAGCAGCCGCTGACATCATAGTAACGAAACTTCCGCCACTATTGCCAATTAGAAGAGTTTGACCAGACTCAATTTGGACCGCTAAAGAGTTTGGTATGCTCTTAGCCGGACCAATCCAAGTACTTACAGCGCCAGTTCCGCCGCCCTGTGTTGCGCCATCCCCCACACCCCCGGCACCCACCAAAAGGATATAAACAAACGTTGTTCCAACCGGTTTGTTCCAAGCAAACTTAGACGTTGTGCCATTAGCACCGTAGTACTGCTGAACGTCAGCGTTACTAATCCTAAACTGGCTCTGGTTGTCGCGGACAAACATTATCTGCCTTTAGGAGACGTACCAAGGCGGCACCGGGGCGTTGTCATTGACGCAAGTATACACGACCGAAGTACCGTCAGGAATTAGGGTACCATTTTCCGTGTACAACCCAATGTTGTCACCGGCGGTGTTTAGATGCACGTACCCATACGTTCCGTCTTCGAACTGAACGTAGAACCACGAGTCAGTACTACGCCACATGTTAGTAGTCCCCACCAATCGCCACTACCGAATACCCCGTACCAGCGGAGCCCGTCGACGTACCAAAGGTAACGTACAACAGGTAACTAGCGGGAAGAGCAAAGTTAAGGGGAATTTCGAGAATGCTCGTCGCCGCAGTCTGGGACAGCGTAACGGCAGTGAGCGTGATTTCGTCATAGAGCCACGTATTCGTAGCGCTGGTAGACGTGCTCGATGAAATAAAGACGCGGCACACCGTGGCGGCAGGAGAACCTACCGGACGAAAGCGAATTTTCTGCATAAACGAGCCGTTCGTGCCAGCCGTGAACAGTTTATAAAGCGTTCCCGTGCCGTCCAGTGCCGTGTTAGCAGTGGGACCCACAATAAGACCGGCATTGTTGGCCGCAACAGAGTCCGTGCGGCCAGCGATCGAGTAAATCGGGTTGGTATTCGCGGGCATTGAGTTATCCCCTTATGGCAGGATGACGTTGGTTGAAATGGCCCTCGTCAGGCCAAGCGGAGTTGTAGCAGTTCCAGTTGGCCCCGTAGCGCCAGTCGCGCCGGTGGGCCCAGCAACGGTCGACGCTGCACCAGTGGGGCCCGTAGGCCCGGTCAAGCCCGTGCTTCCGGTCAGGCCTGTGGGGCCAACAGCGCCCGTGTCGCCCGTCGGGCCCGTAGGCCCGGTCAAGCCCGTACTTCCAGTGGGGCCCGTAGGTCCGGCAGCACCCGTGTCGCCCGTGGGGCCCGTAGGTCCTGTTAGGCCCGTACTTCCGGTAGGTCCTGTGGGGCCAACAGCCCCCGTTGTTCCGGTAGGTCCAGTGGGCCCGGTCAAGCCCGTGCTTCCGGTCGGGCCTGTGGGGCCAACAGCGCCCGTGTCGCCCGTCGGGCCCGTAGGTCCAGTTAGGCCCGTGCTTCCGGTCGGTCCGGTCGGCCCAACAGCGCCCGTGTCGCCGGTCGGTCCGGTGGGTCCGGTCAAGCCTGTAGCGCCGGTCGGCCCAACGCTTCCAGTTGGTCCTGTGGGGCCCGCAACCGTAGTGATCGGTCCGTTATCTACCCATGTGGACCCATTCCACACCCACAAGTGATTATTGTCTAGCGTGATATACGCGTCACCAGTTGCCCCGCCGTAAGACGACGGGTACCCCGGAAGGGCGCTGGCGGTGGACACAGTGCCTTTGTAGGTGATGCCAGCACCAGCCGGGCCTGTGCTTCCGGTCGGTCCCGTGGGACCCGCAACGGTGGAAGCGGCACCCGTCGGGCCCGTCGGGCCGGTAGAGCCGGTAGGTCCACTTGCGCCGGTCGGGCCAAGCTGCGTATACATAACCTGCTGCAGATTGGCAATGACGCCGGGCGTAACTGGCGTGGTCGGGGACGTGCCAGCGGGCAGCGTCTCAATCGACACCAAAGTGCTGTCGGCGGACCACCAAATTTCCACGTAGTCATTCGGGGCAACAGACGTACCCAAGAAGCTTAGTGTGGCTACGGCGTAACCATATTCAGTAGCACTTTTGCGAGCAGGAATGTAGTAACGAGTAGTGCTGTCCGGGTAATCTGAACCATTAAACCGAAGCCAAATGTCGGCGTAATGGATCGCATTGTCGGTGTTGCGAAGTTGCAGCGAGAATATAAGGTTATACGTGCCGGGGTTGGCAATAACCACCCTCCCCGTGCCCGACAACGAAATACCACTGGCACTAACAGTACTACCGATAGCAACCACTTGGGCAGTACCGACGGATGCGAACGCCTGATCAGTAGTGTCGTAAAACGACCCAAAGTACCCAAGAGCGCCGCCGGTGCCCGTCGCTCCGGTAGGTCCGGTCGGCCCCGTAGGTCCAGTTAGTCCCGTGCTTCCGGTCGGCCCAGTGGGGCCCGCAACAGTGGACGAAGGCCCCGTGGCTCCGGTGGGTCCTGTGGCCCCCGTGGGACCCGTCGGGCCGGGTACGGTGGACGAAGCACCAGTGGCACCGGTCGGGCCCGTGGGGCCTGTTCCAGACGGTCCCGTGGGTCCGGGGATGGTCGATGACGGTCCCGTGGCCCCAATAGGTCCCGTGGGGCCCGTGGGTCCGGGGATGGTCGATGACGGTCCCGTGGCTCCGGTGGGTCCCGTGGCCCCGGTAGGTCCGGTGGACCCCGTAGGCCCGATCGGTCCGACATCGCCCGTAGGCCCGGTTGGACCAACGCCCTTAAGGTCTGCGATTTCCTGCGTCGTGGCGCGACGAGACACACCCGCCTGTACGACTTCAACCTGTTCGGTGCCGTTAAGAGACGTAGCGACGGGTAGGTTAGGAATCTGAATGTTAGTCGCCATTTAGTGGCCCCGTCTTTGGCACTTGGTTCATATTGTATGGCAAACCGGGGTCATTGTTACCCGGAGCGTTCGGGTCGGTACCGGGCTCCTGATTAAGACCATTCGGCGGTTCACCGGTCTGCTGCGTGACGCGAACCTCGTCATCCTGCGTGATACGCGTGTCGCCATTGATAATCGGCAGACCCGTAATCGGATCCACAGCATTTTGCCCCGACGTCGCGCGAGTGTTAGTTTCAGCAGTAGGAAAGTTCTGAATGCGCGGGTTCACGATAGGCATCGGGTCCGGAGGAATCACGATAGCCCGCAACTGCTGCTGCGGTTCATCATAACACGGACCACATACTAACAGACGCTTGTTAATGAGGGAAGCACCTGCCCAATCAAACTGCCAACGCAGATCGACGTGGTTATAGCGAAACCCACACCGATCGCATATAGCATGCGCTTGCGGATTACTGGAGCTAGTTCTAGCCCTACCAGATTGGGAAGCGTATCCCATAACGCCTCCTTATCTGAAGTATCCAGCGATTGTGGGAGAGATGTACTGCTGCGCAGTTTCGATGTTCTGATCCGCCGCGATCTGATAAGCTTCGTCCGCAAGCGGCTTTAGCGACACCAGAAGCTCCGGACGCCAAATCTGCGCAAGACGCGCCGCCAAACCATAAGCGAAGGCGTCAAGCCAAAGATAGGGAATCTCGACGTTTTCAGCGCTTTGCAAATTAGCGTCTTGAATGCGACGAACCCGGTAGTACTTGAGATACTGAGCACTCTGCCCATCCGGCACCGGCCAGAGAGTGACGGTCGGAGAAATCAGGCGATCGAACCAATAGGTGGTCGTAAAGCCCTGCTGATCTTTGTTAGGGTATGACGCATACTCAGTACGCGAAATTGGAAGAATAATACGATCGATGGGGTCGCCGGACCCATCATCAATGCGCATATAGGCGTCAAGAATCACCACGGTGTCGGAAGGAACGCTGTAGGTAGCCTGACCTTCAACCAGAGGAACGGTGATCAGATCAACCGCCCAAAGATTCACACCTTGGTTCGACCAACGCGACAGGAGCAGATTGGTAGCCATGCGGGCGGCTTCCATGTGCTCCTGCACGATAGACGTGTTGCGGATGCCGACCAGATTATAGGCATACAACGTCAACTCGCCAAGCGACGGATTGAACGTGTATGTGTTGCTGGTCGTCATTGGCTATCCTTAGTACGGAGCGTTGCTGAACTGCGCGACCGTCATCGTGGCCGAACCGCTGCCCGCCGTCTGCTTGAGACGGATAAACACCGGGGTGGCCGCAAGAGCGCCGGAAGCTGCCGCCGACTTGGCGACCACGTTGCTGTCTGCAGCGTTCAGCCACGTCATGCTGCCAACAGCGACGGGGTTTGTCGGGCTGTTCGGATCGTCCATCGAAGTTTCGACGGTAAAGGTAGCGGAGCCCGACACGTTGACTTGAATAACCGTCTGGGCGTTGGCCCAAGTGTCCATGCGAACCGGACGGCTGTATTTCGTCGCTGAAGAAGCGTCGGTTGTGGAAACAGTGATCGGTTGCATGTCAGCAATCCCACTTTCTGAGTGACTTGTTGATGCGGCTGTCTGGGTCGTTCGCAGTCTTGGCACCAGTGAGGCTCTTTTTCATGCCTTCCATCCTAGCGCAAAAGGAACGACGGCGAGCCGCCGACATTTCGGATTTCTGAGCCTGCTCTTTGGAAACTGGCGGTTTAAGGTTGTGGCCCTCAGACCTAGCCGACGCGCGACCCCGCTCGTTAAGACCACCTTCGGGGTTCTTACCCTCTTTGCGTGTCCACGCGCCTGCCATAACCGTCTCCCAAGAGAAAAGTGGGGGCGCAAGGCCCCCACCACTATTAGAGCGAACCGTCGGTCTTGCGACCTTTGGCAGGCGTGCCGTGCTGAGCGGCAGTCCAGTCAGCGATCTTCAAGCGACCACCCGACTTACGCGGCTTGCGGCCAGCGTGAGCCATGGCGGCAGCGCCGTGAAGGCCAACCGTCTTACCACCGCGCTTACGCTCCTGAGCCTCGTCATTGACGTTGGACTGGTACGTGTAGCGCATGTTCTTCTTGCCAAGATCTTCGGCAGCTGCGTTAACGCCACCGGTAGCGCGAGTTTTACGACCCTTCATGATAGCCTCCTAGTGGCTTACGCAGTCAGATTGATTGCTTGAATGTAAGTGACAGTGATGACGCCAACGCCCGTTCCAGTATTCGTGGACTTCACGAAAATCTGGACGTCAGAACCGCCAACGTCAATCCAGTTGCCAGCGCGCGTGGCATCACTTCCGCAAACGATGTCTTGGGGGCCAAGAGTCGTCGAAAGATCGTTGTCCGCCGCGACGGCAAGCTGAGTGGCCGTGGAGTTCGTACCAACGTTAACCGTCTTAGCCGCACCACTCCAAGCAGCAGTCTTGTTGACGCTGATCGAGAGGATCTGGCTGTTAGCCGGAATAACGATGTTGGTTTTGTAAACGCCAGCAGAGCCGACATTGGTGGCCTGTGTGACCGGCGCGGACTGCGCCATCACAACGTAGCCGACGTTCGCAATCGAACCGACGGTATCGCCGGTCGTGTTGAGAACGTCACCTGCCCGAACCGGGCCGGTAAACGTAGTAACGCCCATAAGAGCCTCCTGCACGATACGATCACACTGTCTGTGCAGAGTCCGCTAGGCCGGTCAGTGTGATCTATACACCTAGAGTGAAGGCGGGGGTCGAAACCCCCGCCCTTAGCATTACGACGTCGGGAACGAGCCGTAGATCGAACGCCAGTTGTAGTAGCCGAACGAGTAACGCTCGTAGCCCTTGACCAACAGGTTGTCCGTCACGAAATCGACCTGCATGTCCGTCTCGAACTTGATGCGCTCCATGTAGGAGAGGCCATCGATGTTCGTGAGAAGGAACCACGCGTACTGCGACGTGAGGAAGTCGTTGACCATGTACGACTCCGGCAGACCGCCAGCAGTCGTCATGATCGCGTTCACGTCGTTGTCGGCGGTGCCCGGACGAAGCTCCGTCTTCAAGAGACGAATGGCGACCGGCTCAAGCTGGGGAGGAACGATCAGCTTGCGAGCACGCGCAAACACCTTCAGACCGGCCTGATCCTTGAAGTTCGTACGAACCGCGATCATGGCGTTCAGAAGGGTCGCTTCGTTAAGGTCGACGTCCACGGACGGCTTGTTCGCAACCGTGCCACCGTCGATCGGATGGTCGGTGGCGCAGAGAGCCTTGCCGTCACCACCAACAGCCGCGTTGTACGTCGTCGCGGTGTTGAGGATGTTAGCGCCGTAGATTTCCTTGGTCTGCTGGAAAGACTCGATCAGGCCAAGGTTGGACGGGTGGAACTGGGTCTTGTAGAGGTTATCGTCGATCGCCTTGCGGGTGATCGCGTAACCAAGACCGATTTCCGTATGCTCTTGGTTATAGACATAACGCTCACCGGCGTTATTGTCGAAAGCAGTCTGACCGCCTTCAGTCTTGAGCTGAGCAAGACCCAAGAAGCGCATTTCCGCCGTGCGCTCAAGCGCCATCTTGGAATCATGCTTCGTGAAGATCTTGTCGTACTGAGACGGGATCTGCTCGTACTTGCCTTCAATTCCACGGAGTCCGGGGAGGAGAAGGTCTTTGATGGCACTAAGATTAACAGCCATTGGTCCTTACTCCTCTTAGACGCCAAGGGTACCAGCGCGGGTCGTAACATTGTTGAAAGCAACAATGATGCGATTGTAAGCGCCGGGGGCCGCTGCAGTGTCGGGTGCGATCGGCGTACCGGGCGAGCCCGGCGGATCCGTGAGGATACCGACCACTTTGAACGGAAGGGTGGCCGTGTCGGCAACGCTGTTGTAAACAATGTACGCGCCAGAGATGCCGTTGGCGGTGTTACCCGTGCCGTAGGCGAACTGGACGTTGTTGTTCACAGCATCCGTACCGATGCCGGTCGACGTGGAACCACTGACCTGAGCGACGAAACGAGCGTTCGGGTCATTGATAATGTAACCCTCAACGGTGTTGCCCGAAGCAACATCCGAACCCGGCCAATAGTTCGACCAGACAGTGCGCTTCTGCGCGACCGAGAGATACTTGCAACCGACGAACACACCCGCGATCGGATCAGTGCCCGGCGTGCCCTTCTCGACACCACCAGCGGCAGTCGGGAACACGGGGTCACCATAGAAGATGGCGGAAGCGTTGTAGGCGATAGCGACAGGAACTTGTTCGTACGTCGGCGCGTACGCAAGGCCCCTGTACTGACTGAAACCGAAAGGCGCATCAACATTCGCCATGACGGAATCTCCTTCTAACAGGAGGTTCATCATCGCGCGCCGGGGCGATTAAGAACCGGGAAGTATTAAGTCCTCCACACCGGGGGAGAACAATTCCACAGTAGCAGAATTAGGAAAGCGTGTCAAGGGAAGCGGCGGGCCAACCACCGCTTCCCCCGATACACCGTCAATCGTCCGACGGGATTTCGATGGGCTCGTAGCCCTTCTTGATGCGCGGCTTGACGCGCTCGTGGTCGCGCGTGAACTGGCCGTCGGGGGCGTTGGTGAGCTGCTGCTCTTTCACTCGCACCTGATCGCGTGCACGCTTGCGCTCGATACCACGAACGTCGTCCGTGATTTCCTTCGGGCGCTCCATGAGGATCATGCCTTTGCGCTCGATGGTTTCGTATTTACCACCGCCCGGCATCATTTCCGGATGACGAGACGTGGGCACAGGCGTCCAACCCATGCGGGCCAACTGCACCTGATAAGCCGGATCTTCCTGTCCGACGATGGTGTGACGCTTCCACTCGTACGTCCAGCCATCCGGGATGACCGACATGTCGATATAGAATTCGTCGACGCTATCTTCGATGCCGCCAAGGTGGCCTCGAATTTCCTCAGCACGGCGGCGGGCGGCTTCACGAGGATCATCGCGAAGTTCCGGACGCATCGGAGGACGTTCAACTTTAGCCGCTACGGGCTTCTTGGGTACGGTCTGCATTTTCTACCCCTCAATGTTTGGTCAAACGACCTTCTTGGATGAGTTTGAGCTTGTTTTCGGCGTATTGCTTGTCGGTCATGCCCATCATCTGGGCCATTTCGCGCTCTTCAGAGGTCAAACGGACCACGTTGGGGCGCGACCCGTCGCCGGTACCACTGCGCGAAACTGGCGCTGCGGGCGGAGAAGAACGCCTCTGGACCGGTTTGGCGGCTGCGGAGGTAGCGTCGTCGTCCTGATTGCGCACGGGTTCACTCTTCTTGATGCGAAGAACACCTTCGACATAATCGAAATAGTCATCGGTGTCCGGAGCCATGCTATCTGCAACCGCCAGACGGTGCGCTGCGATCATCTTCTCGCGCAGGACCGGGTTCGTGGCGTACTCCGGGTGCGAGCGAACCCACTGAGCGGACCTTGGGCTAAGTTGAGACGCCAGAGCTTCAACCGGGTCGGTTTCCACGGGTGTCCGGGGAACTTCGACGCGAGGCTTAGACTCCATTGCGGCTTTACCACGCTCCAGCTCAGACAGCTTGTGCGAGTTGTTGGCCATTTCCTGCTGGATTTCGGCCACCCGATCGTAGTCTCCAGCTTCCATCGCAGACTTATAGTGGTCCTTGAGGATTGCCGCATTTTGCTTAAGAGTGCCGATCGCATTCGTAACGAGGTGGAGATTGGTGTCTTCAGCCTCATTGCGTGCCTGCGCCGCGATATTAGCGGCCTCTTGAGCGCGCCGTTCGGCGTCCAGACGGGCCGCTCGTTCGGACTCAAGCCGCTTGCGAAGCTCGTCGAGGGTTTCAGTAACCTCGTCCTTGGTACTTTCGGCCTCAGCAGCAACCACTTCCACTTCTGGAGCAGCGTCTTCGACTTTTTCGATTTCTACTTCGATCTGGTCGTCTTTTTCGTTAGCCATATCAGCCTCCCTCACCACACTCTATCTGGATGGTCGATTTTGCCCCGGACGATCGTATCGTCCAGAAGACGGCAATCGACACCATTAATAGTGAGAGGCCATCCGTCCGACACGCGGAAAAACACCCAATCACCCTCTTGCACGTCGCACCCTTCAAACCAGTCACCGTCGTCCTTGAACGCACGGGGACCCTTTTTCAGCACCAGACCCACTTTGCCTTGGAACTTGTCCTCAGCACGCGTGTTGTCGGTGAGGATAATGCCGGACTTGGTTTTCGTCGGGCGGACGTAGATGGCGCAAAGCACCTGATTGTTGAAAATGTCGACCGTCGAAAGATCGCCAATACGGTCGATGATTTCTTTTTCGGGCTCCACTTCGTGAAGCATCGTCATTGGTGGCATTATGAGATCCCCTCTCTTTACCTAGCTTGGTTTGCTTTCTGCCTAGCTTCGTCCATAAGGTCGATGCATTGGCGTAGTCCTGCGATCTGGCCGACCATTAGTCTGTACTCCGACATATCTTCCGGAGAACCCGCTGCCAAGAAGTCCTTAAGACGTTCTATCTGAGCGTCGATCAGCTTTCTCAGTTCGTGTTCGTACCTTTCCATGTGGCTATTCTCCCCTCTCGTTGCAAGTATTAGTGGTGGGTGGAGCGCGGAGAGAGGGGGTCCGAACGCGCTCCACCCTGTCTTAACGGGTACCCGTTAAGAACCCTTTTTGCGAGACTGAATTTCAGTCTTCTCCAGACGGCCAAGGCCGGAACCGGCACCAGCGTCCATGTCTTTGTAAGACCGATAGATCTTGCCACCCGCCTTGTGGGCAGTACGCTTGGCAATTTCGGTCTTCTCAAGGCGACCCATGCCCGAACCAGCACCGGCGTCCATGTCCTTATAGGAACGGTACGCACGGCCACCGCGCATCATCGGGCCCGGACCACCCATCGGGGGCGGCGGGGGCATCGGAGGCATGCCCGGAGCGCCGCCCATGGGCGGAGGAGCGCCGGGGCCACCCGGAGGCGGAGCGGGCGGCATCGGCTGCTGCATGCCCGTCTGGTCGCCCGGAGCCTTGCTGGCAATGACGATGTTAATGTTCGTCTTGCCAGCTTTGGTCTTACCACCCGACTTGCGGGCAACACGACCGCCCGTGTTGAACTGCGGCTGGGTACCCATGAACCCGCCCTGCGCAATAGGTGAGTAACCCTGCGAAGCCAGATAACCACCTGACGGCGGAGGCGGAGTCTGGCCCATGGCTTGCTGAACCGCGTAGCTACCAATCCCCATCGGGGATTGCTGTCTCATCAGAGAATTATAGGCATCCATCTGCGGCTGATACTGCTGAGCGATAGCCTGCTGCTGTTTTTGCAAATCAGACATCCAAGAAGGCTGATTCTGCATCATTTGCTGAAGCTGATCAAATCCGGGCGAACCCGGAGTCGGGGCATAGTTACCGAACATCGCCTGCATCTGATCATTATAAGCCTGCATTTGCGGCTGATACTGCTGCTGAAGGGCCTCCTGCTGCTGCATCATCTGCTGTTGCCAAGGCTGTAACTGCGGCTGCTGAATTTGTGGTTGGTTAAACCCACTCGTCACACCGTTAACGGGCTGACCGTTATACGGTTGAACAGACGTGTCCTGCGTCGGCAAACCACCACCCGGCTGATAAGGGCTGGTCGGCGGCGGAGGCGAAACTTGCGGCTGACCGACACCAGACTGCTTTGGACGAGACTGGTTAGGCATGCGTTGAGCGTTACCCATAGAGGCTTGCGGACGAGCTTGCTGTCCACCCATCCCCGGCTTACCACCTTCAGCGTATCCAAGAGCGCCACCACCGAATTTCTGGATGCGACCACCCTTCTTAGCCGGGAGCATCAGCGCCGAACCGTAGCGATTCGAGTGCTTGAACTTCGACTCAGCATCCGCCGTCTTAGTAGTGGCGTCCGTAGCGGTCGCAGTGGTGCCAGTCGCTGATTTACCACTGGTACGGCGTTCCATACGCGCAGCTTTGCGAGCTTCGCGACGATCCGTGGCCTCCTTTTTAGCAGCGTTACGACGTTCCAGTCTCTGCTGATTAGGATTGGTAGCCGCCGTAGTCGTCGCAGTAGTAGCTGTCGTAGCCACTGGATTCGCCGGTTTATTGGTAGTCGTAGCTGTCGTCGCTGTCGTAGGTGCAGCCGTATTGGTCGTTGTAGGTGCAGCCGTGTTTGCCGTTGCAGTCGTCGGCATCACCCCACCATCGGCGCGTTTAATACGACCACCCTTCTTGGCCTTAGGAGCGCCCTGCATGGAGCCCTGAGGAGCGCCCTGCATCGGTCCACGCTGGCCCTGAGGGTTACCGGCTCTTCCTCTAGCTGCATCCGGGCCACGACCCGCCATCGTATTAAAGTACTGCTTTACATCACGTCCCGTGGCGTTGGGATTCTTGGTAAGATAATCCATCTGGCTCTTCAGAGCGGACATCTTATCAGACTGCGCCATCACAGCAGGGTTCTGCATCCGCTGCTGCAAATGAGACATGAACTGAGAACGGTTTCTCGCATCCGCCGCCGCCTGACCGGTGGTACCACCTTCAGCGCGAGCGAGACGACCACCCGTCGGGCGAGTGCCCTGCATCTGGCCACTGAGAGCCTTGCCGCCAGCCTTGCGACCAGAGGTGCGCTGGTGCATCTGTGACATACCAGCCATCAGTGCCGGGTCCGAAAGGACGCCACCACCAGCCTTGCTGCGGCCACCCTTCTTGAGGCCCTTCGTCGACTGCTGCTTGTCGTGCTTGGCGTCCATTTCGGACTTTTCCCAAGCCTCCATGCTCATGCCATGCTTCTTAGCGAGCTTCTTGTCCTGCGCAAGATCCTTTTTGGAGTGTTCCCACTCCATGTGGCTGACCTTGCCGCCCTTCTTAAGGCCAAGGAACTTCTTGATACCCTGCGAAGGCATGGCCGGAGCGAACGAGAGAGCGTCCTGCGGGACACCCGCCGCCATGGCCGAATTCTGAAGAATCGCGTTGCCCGCCGTGCGCGGATCGTTGAGCAACCCGCCGTCAGCGCGCTTCGTGCGGCCACCCGACTTGCGCTTGTTGCGACCACCGTAGCACTTCTTGTCCTTGTCGTCTTCGCCAAGACTGGCGAGCATCGCGACCGGGCTGAGAAGCTTAAGAACGTCGCCACCGGAGAACTTCTTCGGGCGACCACCTTTCTTATAACCACGCTCCAGACGCTCAAGCTGCTCTTTGGTGTACAGATCGGAAGCCTGAGGCTCGCCACCCTGCGTCGACTGACGCTTTTCCAGCAAGCGACGATATTCTTCCGTCGTGATCTGGTTCGGCATATCCGGATCGGCTTCCGCGTTCGGTGCCTTTCCGCCCTTCTTAAACCCGCCAACGTGCTTCTTGCCTTCGCGCAGCTGGTTAGCGTTCTTAAGGTTACGATTCACTTTAGCGTTCGCAAAGGCTTCGGCCTCACCGACCTCACCACCGGCCTTACGACGCTTACGGTCGGCGCGCATCGGGGCGTTCTTGCCCGCAACCTTACCGACGACTTTGCCACCTTTCTTGTAGGCGCGGCGCGACAGCGGGCGCATGCCCGTCTTAACGTCGGCTTCCAGCATTTCCGGCGGCGTCCAAGACGAAGAGTCGACCTTCTGCTTGGGATCACCGGATGCAAGGCGCTTGGCCTTGGCTTTCATCATTTCCCTGAGCTTAGCAGCTTCAGACATGAGTGTCTCTCCTAGGAGTTACGGGCGTCCCCGTTTGCTGCCATGAGGGGTTTTTGGATAGGGCAGCGCTAGCCTACGTTGTAAGGTAACACATCCGAAAAGTCGAGACTAGCATATTCGTTGCTGTCTCCTACTGTTCCGCCGTCTGCGTAATTCGTCAAACGCTGACCCGGACCCTTCAAGATGTACTTTTTCGCGTCGGGCGAGAAATTGATCTCGTAATAATCGCCGCCGATCTTCTTCACTTCGACACCCGGAATCTTCTCAAGCGGCTTGAGGCCGTGCTTGATGATTTCCTTGTCGTAGATCGGTTCGAAAGGCTTCGCGTCTTTGTACCCACGAGCAGCAGCAATGGTGCGGGCCGTCGGGTAATACACCGTCTCGAAACCTTTTTCCAGCGCGTCTTGAATCGCTGCCTTAAAGACCGTGGCGTGAATGTTGCGAAGATGGCCGGTCTGCTCGACGCCTTTTTGCGCGTCCGACTGAATTTCTTCGATCAGATACGAGTTGGGCTTGGCTTCAATCAGAGACGGAGGACGAACTCTGACTGCTTCTTCACCGGGCAGACGATCTTCAACCAAGAACGTCTTCGCAGTCATAAGAGGACCACCATGCGGCATGACGGTTCCACGAACGTGACCGGCAAGACCAAAACCCTGTGGGTGCTCGAAACTTTGATAATGTCCGTACGCCGTCTTCTGGTCGGGATGAGCCACACCAATCTCAAAATAATTTTCGGGGTGGTCGTTCTTGAAGCTTTGCGGAACCAAGCGCTGATAATCCTCGTATGTGTAACCAGACTCGCCAACGAAGTCGCCCCAATGGTTGGCTTGAAAATCGTCCATGAGCCGCTCAATGTACCTATCACGAGCCTTATCGTACGCCTTATCTAGTTCGCGCAAGTCGGTAATACCAGCTTCTACCAAGGTGTCACGAAGTGGCGTAGGCAACGAATCAATAGGACGACGAGAATTGAACAGAATCTCCATCACTTCATCGACGTCGCGACTGATTTCTGGTCGCCACGGCACGCCAGCCTCCAACAGCAACTCTTCAACCGAAATGTTGGGCTCATCGTCGGCTACGCGTATAGCTTCTTCTCGCCAATGGGCCATGGCGTTATCGGCGGACTCTTTGAGGTCCACTTTTTCGTACTTGGACGACGGGAAGAGCTTCTCAAATTCGGCCTTGGAGATCGGCTGCTTGAGATCCATCGTGGGAGAATTCTTATGGAACTGCAACGCCAAATCGTCAAGCGTCTCCTGCGTAATCCCCGGAGCGCCCTTGATCTGGTTCAAGAAGCTCTCGACCGTTTGCACGTCCGGTCCTTTAAGGTCGTGCTGCGAGATCGACGGGCGCAGTTTAACGTTGCCCTCCGGTCCCATCGGGTTGACCTTCTGCATGGCCTCGAACACGTCAAAGGGCTTCGGAGCGCTGCGGATAGCCTCCAACGTACTTTCATAAGCTTCTAGCTGCGCAACTTTCGAGGCGTCCAGAGGTGCCGCCACTGCTGGTGCGGCCTCAGTTGCACCATGCAGAAGTGCTCCAGCGGCCCTTTCGGGCATTGCGGCGGCTGCTACAGTAGCCCCAGCACCCTGCAGGAACCCTCGACGAGACATGTCGGGCAATTCACCGGCGGTGTTGGCGACCTCTTTGGCCGTCTGAACGGCAGTCTGAACCTCCGGAGCCATTTTCGCGGGCATTTCGAATGGTGCGACAGACCGCGCGGCACCCTTCAAAAACGCTCCAGTATGCGTCGGATCCATTGCACCCGCCGTGAGGGCGGCTCTGTTGCCTATTTCGCGGTTTCCGGTGGCCTGAGTGACCCCTTCGCCAAATGTCTCGTACACTCCGGTGAGCGGAGAGAGTACCGTTCCCAATGCTCCAAGCGGATACTGCCACACCGCGTTGATCGGAAGACGTCCTTCCTGCATCGTGAGCGATTTTCCGGCCTCCGACATCATTTCGGAACCGTGGTGAGCGGCCTCTTTGGTCTTCTCAGCATATGTCCGGAATGGCGAAGCCAGTACGTCCATCACCCGATCGTACGTCGACGGCGGCTTGTAATCGCCCGGAACTTGGTAGAGCTGCGCCGCAGGGAGGTTCTGCTGTTGCTGAGGATCCGCGCGGGCGTAGTCGATGATGTCCTGCTTGGTCACGGGTGGCTGCGTCGACGCGTTCGGGCCCAACCATAACTCTCTCGCAGTGCTTACAGCGTTGTCCTCAGGTGTTCCTTTGGCCTGTTGAGCGATCTGCAGCGCCTGCTCGAGAGAATCGTCTTCCATTAGCCCGGCTCCTCAAGTCCCCGACGCAGTTGTGGCGATATCAGGCTCTCCGCCAAGAGGCCACCGCCGGGGTTCTTCACGGATTCCTTGGCGATGTTCGCCAGTGCGATGCGCTCGCGCGATTCGCGCTCATTGTGGCGGTTGACTGCGTCCATCTCGACATCGCGCTGCTTGATTTCGAGATCTTTCATCTTCATCTCAGCATCAAGCAGCTTGAGCTGCATTTCGGCCTCTTGCTGCGGGTCGTTTTGCATTTTGGCCCGTTCCAGCTCGAGCCTTGCCTGCTCAATACCAAGCTTGGCCTGATCGTAGAGCATCTTGGCATCGATCTGCTTGTTCTTGAGGTCGATCTCTTCCTTCTTGAGGTAGAGTTCGCCAATCTTGCCAAGGTCCAACCCGCCCGGAAGGCCACCACCACCCTCGCCCATCGTCTTCTGGGCTTCGAGTTGCAGCTTGGCTTGGCCTTCTGCGATCTTGGCGTCGACGGCCTTGGCCCGCGTTGCGGCGTCCTGCTGCATAATCTGCACTTCCGCCATGCCCTTCTGAACTTCCGGCGGCGTCTGATTGCGCGCTTCCTCCGACGCGAAGAACTGCTCCGGATTGCTCCAACCCATCTCCTTGAGCGCCACCTCGTCGATCTTCAGAATGTCGTAGAGGTTCGGGTTTGACTGCGCCATCTGCTTGAGCGCGTAAACCTTCATGAGACGCTGGCCGTGGCTCGCCGTGTTGGGGTCTGCCTGCGGCACGATGTCGCAGTCTTCCAGCGCCTTGAGGAACTGTTCCTCGCTCCACTGGCGGGTCATCTTCTTGCAGTTGCGCCAGAAGCTCTCCGGGTTCTCTTTGAAGCACCGAACGAGCAGCTGGAACTCTTCTGCCTGCGCCGCATGCATGCGCTTGTGCACCGCGTTCAGCACCTTTTCGGCCTGCTCGATCATCGCGAGCGTAGTGCCCACCGGTGCGTCCGGTCGACCCTCACCGACCTGCTGCTCAGATGTTCCGCCGACTCGCATGCCGGTCTGCGCCATATTGTCGACCAGCGACATCAGCGCGCCGGACGGCTCTTTGTAGGGCAGGGGCGAAATCGCGTCCGACAGCTTCATGCCGCCGGTCTTCACCAGCGCTCCGCCGCCCGGAGGCACGCGGAAAATGTTGGTGTTCTGACGCGCTCCCGTGTCGGCCATAAGGAATCCCGGAAAGTTCGCGTACATACCGGCGTCGAGCAGCTCGCGCCATGCGGCAGTGAGCGCGTTCGTCGTGTTGCCCAGAATGTGCAACAGGCCGATGTCGTAGAACCCCATGCCCGGCACGAAGGTGTACTTCACGAAATTCGTACGGGCTTCGGGCAACTCCGCCGTCTCTTCGTCGTAGTTCCGAACAATCGACAGGATCTCCTTGGTCGAGACGTCGATGGTCACGCGGTACGGAATTTCCAACCCCGTCGCCTTGCCCTTCCACTTGTGCTCAAACCCCTTGATGTCGAGTTCGCAATAACACTCGTAAATCTCGCGGTCGCGGTCGTCCGGATTCATCGAACCGGCGGCGAGGCCCTGCTGCTCGTTCTTGGCGCGCTGCACGGCGTCGAGGTCCACCGCCTTCGGGGTCGCGAGATCGACGTCGCGGTACACGCCCAGAATCTGCAAGCGCTTGACGGTCGAGGGCCGCATATAGACGCGGTGAGTGATGCGCTTGGCGTTCTTCAGATCCGTCGCAGCGTTGTTTACGATCAGATCGTCAGCGTCCACCGACTCCGACACCGGGCGGTTGCGCAACGGGCAGTTGTACACCTTCTTGAACGACGACCCACCAAATCCCAGCATGAGCAGCATCCGGTCGGTGTCGGGGTAGTATTCCGACGCGCGGGTCGTCAGGTAGTGATTCAGATCCTTCTCGAGGTCGTTCGCCAAGAGGTCGCTGTTCAGCACGTCCTCCGTGCCGTCGTTGCGCGCCTTGACCGGACCGTCGGTCGGCAGCAGCTCTGAACGGGCGTTGGCTTGGAACCGCAACACTGCTTCGAGCAGGAGCGGATGGCGGACCTTCGACATGCCCTCGACCGGCGCGCCGTCGGCAGCTCCCTGCACGCCCGGAACCTCGATCTTAAGGCCCAACAGCTTGAGGCCCTGCGCGCGATCCTCGATCCATTCCTTGCGGGACTGAAGATCGTCTCTGATGCCGGTCAGCAGATCGTTCGAGATGCGCGACAGTTCGGTGTTCTCGATCTTGTGAACGAGGTTATCGAACCATCCCTCCGGGTTGCCCTCGTCCTCCGCCCGTTCCAGCGGCTCGTCCGTCATCGAGATGGTGATCGACCCGTCCGGGTGCTCGATCTGAATGACGTTGCCGCCCTCGTCCGTCACCTTCTGGTCGACGTTCTCGTCGGCGTCCTCGATCAGGACCTCTGAGCCGTCATCGTAAAGCGGCTCCTCTTCCGGGGCTTCTTGGCGGATGTTCGGCATGAGGCCGGGAGTTAGGGGCATGCGAAATCACCTTGGCCGATGGACGAGTGGCTGCATTCTAACACGTGGATGCGTCGTCAGGAAGCTCGAGCGCTTCCATCTCCTCAACGAACCGGTCGATGCCCTCGCGGGCCGCGTGGTCCTCGCTGCGCGCCTGAATCTTGTAGACCCGCGCGAAATCGTGCGGCGGTTGGCCCCAGACCTCGACATGGAACTGCCCCATGCTTGGCGGTTTTGCCGGTCGGAGCACATCGACCGTGGCGGAAGCTAGGACTCGTCCCATTGCTGAATCTCCGATAGCGGAACCATGTAAGTCTGCGATATGAAAAGCTGCCAGTCGCGCTTGGCCTCGATAGTCGGCCATGCTCGCCAATGGTCACCGGCCACGTTCACCAGCAGGTTCGACAGGAGGCCGTCCCAGACGCTGAATGGCAGATCCGCAATGTCGCATGGGTGCCACCGCACACCGTTCCACGCCTCGATTATCATTTTCATATCGGATAGAGCGGCGGCGGAGCGCCCCCTTTGAAGCGCATCGAGTCTTCGATGGCGGCGACGTTCTCCGTCGGGCGGATGATCAGGCCGGTTGTGCGCAGGTACCGGAGCGCTTGGCTCGTGGTGTCCACGAGGTCGTCGTGCTTGGCCTTGGGGAACTGCGTGCATTGCGTGATGACCATATCGGCCCATGTTCGGTCAGGCGCGAAGATCAGCCCTTCCGCGAACAGGTGCTGCACCGAATAGAGCCGCGCTAGCTTGTCCTGAGACTTGGGGTCGATGATCTGAACCGCGAAGTTCTCGTGGCCGTACAAGCGCCGAATCTCCTGCGCTACCGACAGGCCGGACGCCTTGCCTTCGACTAGCAGCTTGTCCACCTTCATCGACCGGCAGGTGGAGGCGATCTTGTTCACGAGCTGGTGCAGCGGCAAGCGTTCTTGCCATGCGTTCATCAGCATGACCTTGGGATGTTGCTCTGAATAATCGCGCACCGTGGCCATCACCGCGTCGTATGTCGTGCCGTCGCGGGAGATGATCTTCGTGGCTTTGGCGATCACCTCCGACGAGAAGACGCCCCAAACGGTCATGGCCGAATAGTCGTTTTCGGTCTTTTCGGTGTAGGCGGTGTCGACTGAAGCGATCACGTAGTCGAATGGCGGAAACGTCGCGTCGTCCCAAAGCTGCCACCAGTCGCGCTTGATTACGCCGCCACCTCGCGGCTCCGGGCTCTGCTGGAATTGCCCTGCCGTGGCGTACGGGCCCATGGCGCGCTCGTCGCGTTCCACCACATCCAGCGGAAACCGTTCGGGGAATAGCAGCTCGTCGGGTTCGGTGCGCGGGTCGACAGCGCCTAGCATCGTCGGTGCCGCCCGGAGGGGGTCGAAGCGCATCGGCAGCATGATGTGGTCGTAACCTAGCTGCTTGTCCAGAATGACGCCCGAAACGTCCTCCTCGTGGAGGCGCTGCATGACCACGACGATCGCGGAAGTCGTCGGGTTGTTCAAGCGTGACGGAATGGCTTCGAGGAACGTGGTGACCTCCGACTCGCGCTGTGTGTCGCTGGACGCCGAATCCACAGAGTGCGGATCGTCGATGATGACCCGGTCGCCACGAATACCGGTGAGCGAGGTGATGGCCGTTGCGATGCGGAAGCCGGTCGCGTTGTTCACGAAGTTCAGCTTCTCGTTCTGGTCGCGCGCCAAGGAGACGCGATCGCCCCATCGCGCCTTGTACCAGTCGGAGGTGATGAGTTGCCGCATGCGGCGCGAATCGCGGGCGCTAAGGTTCTCGACCTTATGCGCGGCGCAGACATAGCGCAGATGTGGCATGTTGCGCGGGCCCCATTCCCACGACGGCCAGAACACGTTGACGATCAGCGACTTCATCGTGCCCGGCGGAACGTTAATCAGCAGGCGGTTATAGGGCCGGTCGCCGTCGAGCGTCAGGCCGTCGGTAATCGCTTCGAGATGGTCGCAGATGAAGTCGATGTGCCACCCGTGGACGTAAGGCTGCGAGGGCTCGACCACGTGCCACGCCTGCCGAATGAATTCAGCCAGCGACTCCTCCGCCTCGAGCTTCTCGATGTCGAATAAAGCGCGTTCGGTGTCGATCGCTTCGAGGTCGAGCGTCTGAATGTCAAGCATCTTCGTCGTACTCGATCATTCGGGGGTTGACTGTCCGCATGCCTGCTTCGCGTTCCGCCTTGCGTTCGGCAATGGCGAGCAGCATCTGCTTGAGCATGTCGCGCTCTTCGCGGTCGAGCAGCGACACCTCGAGCTTGTTCTTCACCTCGATCGCACCACCGTCTTTGCCGGTCAGCTCGATCTTTTCGCGGAACATACCAAGATGCTTGCCTATGTCCATCAGCGCGCCGCGTTTGTCGTGCAGCTTCACCTTCACACGCTGCTTTCC